GTTTCAGTACCGGCTAATGAGTTTTCATTAACTTCTATTACATTTGATAAGACCAATATGACATTTGATGTAACATAATCATAAAAACTTGTATAAATATTAGGGAATTTAAGAGAGTAACGAATGGCAAAACAAACAATTAACATTGGTATAGTAGCAGATGACGGTACAGGTACTACCATACGAGCTGGTGGTGATATTATCAATGATAACTTTACTGAATTATATAACAAATTAGGTATTACTGGTACTTTATATGATTTAACTTTTCCAAATGCCACGGATACTGTTGTAGGCCGTGCCACAACTGATACTCTTACAAATAAGACTTTAACATCAGCTATAGTCGCAACAAATTTAGATTTAAACGCTAGTGAGTTGATTTTAGATGCAGACGCAGATACTTCAATTACAGCAGATACAGACGACCAGATTGATATTAAAATTGGCGGTAATGATAGAATTACTTTACAATCTGGTATTATAGAATTAAAAAATGATGGTGCAGAATCACAATTCAAATTATATTGTGAAGTAGGTAATGCACACTATACACAAATTCAAGCTTCACCACACGCAAACTATGGTGGTGGAAGTGTAACAGTTGTTGTTCCAGCAGTTGCAGGAACATTAGCGTTAAAACCAACAACAACTAACGCAACAGGTGATGGTTCTACGGTAGCCTTCACTTTAACTAATATAAATAATGATGTAGATAGTATTATGGTATTTTTGAATGGGGTTTTACAAAGACCCACAACCGACTATACCGTGTCCGGTACAACACTAACATTTGGTACGGCGCCTGTTTCGGCGGATGCTATTACAATTAAGGAGTTTTAATAAATGTCAAACAAAATTAAAGAATCAAATATTACAGATAGTGCTGTTACCACAAGTAAGATTGCTGACAACGCTATCACAAGTGACAAGATTGCTCCTGGTGCAGTTGTAGCAGCTGATGTTGGTGACGGTACAATTACAACGGCTAAAATTGCAGACTCAAATGTCACAACAGCTAAAATAGCTGCTGATGCAATAGACGGAACAAAAATAGCAGATGATGCTATTGACTCAGAACATATCACAGACGGTTCTGTAGATAATGTTCATTTAGCAGGTTCTATTGCTAATGACAAATTAACAAATTCAAGTATTACAATTAACGGTACATCAATTGCCTTAGGTGCAAGTGGAGATATTTCTGCTGGTACAGATTGGCAAGCAGTTATTACAGCTGACGGTTCTACATTTAATACTGCTGTTGCAGGAGAAGGTTATTTTATAGACACAACATCTGCTGTTCATACAATAACATTGCCAGCATCACCAACACAAGGTGACGAAGTTACAATCGTTGACTACGCTGGTACTTTTGGAACAAACAATGTAACAGTTGGAAGAAACGGAAGTAATATAGATGGCACTGCTACGGATGCCACACTTGGCACCAATAGATTAAATGTAAGATTTGTTTATGTTGATGCAACGCAAGGTTGGAAAGCAGTTTTTGACAAAGATTCAACAAGTTATGGTGCCCAATTTGTAACGGCGACAGGCGGTACAGTAACAACAACTGGCGACTATAAATTTCACGCATTTACATCATCAGGATGCTTTGCAGTTTCTTGTTCCGGTAATGCGGCCGGTTCAAGTTCAGTTGATTACTTAGTTATAGCTGGTGGAGGTGCTGGTCACTATGATAATGGCGGAGGTGGCGGTGCAGGAGGATTTAGATATTCTAATTCTACTTTTCCAGTTGCGTGTTCTCCAGGAGCTCCCTTATCAAATCCTACCGGTTTATCTGTGAGTGTTCAAACATATCCTATAACAGTTGGAGCTGGCGCTGCTGGTGCAAACTTTCCAGCGTCACCAACTGTTGTAAATTCAGGTTCTGATTCAGTTTTCAGTACAATTACATCAGCAGGCGGTGGAGGAGGAGCATCATGCGGTCCCAACAATCCAGCGCCTTCTGGTTATAATGCAGGAAAACCTGGAGGTTCAGGTGGAGGTTCAGGTCAATTTTCAAATCCATGTAATCCTAATTCAGGCGGTAGTGGAAATACACCACCTGTAAGTCCACCTCAAGGTAATGGTGGAGGTAATATTTCACCCTCATATCCTAACTTAGGTGCAGCCGGCGGCGGAGGTGCTATAGCAGCTGGAAGTGATACTCCTAGTAATGCTGATGGTGGTGCTGGTGGATCTGGTGCTGGTATACCTACTACTTCATTTTTTAATCCAACATCTACTTACGGTGCTAGACCAGGAGATGGTTATGCTTATTTCTCTGGTGGGGGCGGCGGCGGTTCTGGACAACCAGGCGGCGGTACTGGAGGAGCAGCAGGTATAGGAGGTGCAACAGCAGGCGGCACTGGTCCAAGTCCTTCGACTAATGCAACAGCGAATACAGGAGGCGGCGCCGGCGGAGGAGGTCAAGCTGGTAATGGCGCATCTGGCGGTTCAGGTATTGTGATTATCAGATACAAGTATCAATAATGAGTATAAATAGTATAAAAGGAAGATAGAGAAAAATTATGCCAGCGATTATTACAAACAAATTTAGAATACACAACGCAGAGCAATTTGTTGAATCATTCAGCGAAGCGGCTCCTAGTGTATATCATATGGCTATCGGAAGACCTCAGTCTTACGGTACCAAAACTAGACCTGATGGCAGAACAGAAAATGAAGGTTCTGATACATCTCCATTAACACCTGTCAATTCAGTAAGAGATGAGTTCTATTATTTTGATGATTTATTGGCGGCTAAGAGAATTACTACCTCAGATGTTTCATATTGTATTCCTAGAAGAAACTGGACGACTGGTACAGTTTATGATATGTACAGACACGATTATGGAAACAGAATAACAGGTACAACAACTACTCAAACTTCCAATTCAGGTGCAACTAATTTATGGGATTCTACTTTCTATGTACTAAACAGTAATAACAATGTTTATAAATGTTTAGATAACAATAGTGGTGCAAACTCAACAGTAGAACCAACAGGTACATCAACATCTATTTTGACAACTGGTGACGGTTACAAATGGAAATATATGTATTCACTATCTGCTTCACAACAGGTTAACTTTTTGTCTACAGACTTTATGGCTGTATCTACAGATAGTACAGTTTCCTCAGCTGCGACAGACGGTGCAATCAATATTGTAAAAATTAAAACTGCCGGTTCAGGTGGTACAGACGGTACGCATACAGGTATTGCAATTAGAGGAGATGGTTCATCTGGTACAGTATCAGTTACAATCACTTCAGGTGCAATTTCAGCTGTGACAGTCACAGCACCAGGTTCAGGTTACACATATGGTTATATCACATTAGCTGATATTAATACAGCAGGCGGTGTTGCATTAACAGCTGCTGAGTTAGATTGTATTGTTGAACCAAAAGGTGGCCACGGATTTAACGCAGTACAAGAATTAGGTGGTTACTATGTAATGACAAACACTAACTTTGAAGGAAATGAATCTTCAAACTCAGGTGACTTTACAGTAGAAAACGACTTTAGACGAGTTGCAATTATCAGAAATGCTTTCTCTGGTGGTTCAGCTTCAACATCTACAACATTAAGAGGAACAAAAGCAGTTTTATTAACAAGTGCTTCTGGTACTTTTGTTAAAGATGAGGAAATTAATCAATCAACTACAGGTGCTGTTGGTAAAGTTGTAGAACACGATACAGTAAACAGCATTCTATACTACATACAAACAAGATTTAGTGATGAAGGAGCTGATAGTAACGGTAACTTAACTGCTTTCTCAGGAACAAATACAATTACTGGACAAGGTTCAAGTGTTACAGCTACACCTTCTAGTTCAACTTCAACCGTAAACAATGTATCATTTACTTCAGGATATGCGGCTTCAGAAATTGATGAGGATAAAGGTGATGTTATCTATGTAGAAAATAGAGCACCTATCACAAGAGCTTCTGACCAAACAGAAAATGTTAAATTGATTATTGAATTTTAAAGAGGGAAATAAATGCCAAGTCCAACTGACTTTAACCTCACGCCTTATTATGATGATTATGCTGAAAGTAAAAAGTTTCATAGAATTCTTTTTCGACCAGCGTTTGCAGTACAGGCGAGAGAATTAACACAAGCACAAACAATCTTACAGAATCAGGTAGAGAGATTATCTGACCATATCTTTAAACAAGGAGCTATGGTTATTCCTGGTGAGATTGGTTATGACTTGAATTATTATGCTGTCAAACTTTCGGCAAAATCTGTTTCTGATATAACAAAATATAAAAATATTCAATTAACTGGTGTAACTTCAGGTGTCGTTGCAAACTGTATCGGGGTGGCAGCTACAGACGGTACGGATCCAGATACACTTTTCGTTAAGTACATTACTTCAGGTACTTCTAACACAGCAACATCTTTCACAAATGGCGAAACATTAAATTGTACTATTGATAGTGCAGCTGCAACAGCAACTGTAGATACTACAGCAACAGGTTCAGCCGCTACAATCGGTGCAGGTGTTTATTATATTAATGGTTTTCATGTTAATGTTTTAGAACAAGTTTTAGTATTAGACAAATATACAAATTCACCATCTTATAGAGTTGGTTTAACAGTTACAGAATCTTTTGTAACTCCAAATGATGATGCTTCATTAAATGATAATGCGGCTGGTTCTTCAAATGTCAACGCTCCTGGCGCTCACAGATTTAAAATAGATTTAACACTTGCTAAAAGAACACTAACAAGTACCGAAGATTCAAACTTTATTGAATTATTAAGACTATCAAATGGTATTATTCAAAATAGAGTTAGAACAACCGAATATGCAGTATTAGAAGACACACTTGCTCGTAGAACATTTGACGAATCAGGTGACTATGCAGTTAGAGGTTTTGATTTAGATTTAAGAGAACATTTAATCTCTGGTAATAATAGAGGTATTTACACTTCAGCAAACGGCGGCGATGAAGCTAAGATTGCAGCTGGTATTTCTCCAGGCAAAGCATATGTAAAAGGTTATGAAATCGAAACAGTTGGAACAAATTATGTTGCAATTGATAAAGCAAGAGATTTCGATACACAAAACAATTTCAATACAAGATTTGATATTGGCAACTATGTAAATGTTACAAATGTATATGGTTCTCCTGATGTAGGTTTCGTTACAGGTGATGTTGAAGCATTTAAGAGAGTAAATCTTTACTTAGAAGATACATCAAGTAGAGGTACGGAAAATACAGGTTCAGGTTCATCTTTAAATACAATTGGTCGTGCTAAATCAAAAGGTTTCGAATTAAACTCTGGTACTGCTTCATCAAATATTTTTGCAAGTTCAAGTTTAACAAGTGCAGTTTACAAACATTATATTTTTGATATTAATATGTTTACCCACCTCAATACATTAAGTGGTTCGACATTTACAACAGGTGAAACAATTACAGGTAGCACTTCAGGCGCCACAGGTACTTTAGAAAGTATATCTACAACAACAAGTGTAGCTGTATCTTCTATTTCAGTTGCGGATCCAGGTGTTGTAACAACAGGTTCAAATCACAATTTACGAGATGGTCAACAAGTTAAATTTACTTCACCAAGTTTCTCAGTAGATTCAGTAGTTGTCACAGCAAACGATATATTTACAGTAAGAAATTCAAACGGCACAGATACATTTGAATTATATTCAGCAGACGGAACAACTACAGCAGATGTAACGGCGTTTACAAGTGCAACAGCTGTCACACACGGTGTTGTTGTATTGTCAAGTGTAAACGGAACATTTAACGCAGGTGAAACAATCACAGGCGGTACTTCAGCGGTAACTGATACAATTCAATCGGACTCAGTTGGTATGCCAGGTGTTAGAGAATTTGATTTTCCTAGAGTTAAACAAATTGGTATGGCAGGAAGTCCTTCTTATACTGCTGACACAGCTTTAGATACAACATATGGTGACAATTATCAAATTATTGGTTCTATTGATATTTCATCAGGTCAAAATAGTGTACAAGGTATTGGTACAAGATTTATTAGTGAATTAAAAATTGGCGATTCAATTTCTTTCACAAACGATAGTGGTAATACTGAAACTCATCTTGTTGAAACAATTATTTCAGATACACAATTAACTATCAAAAGCACAGCTGCAGCTAATTCTACTAAAACAGTTATTAATAGAAGAAGAGCAAAAGTACAAGATTCAAATAAAAACATTTCTGTATTTAAATTACCTTATAAAACAATTAAGACTTTAAAAACTACAAACAATTCAGGTATTACAGATACTAACTTTGCAATTAGAAGACACTTTACTGGTACATTATCCTCAAACGGTGATGTAACGATTACTGCTGGTACAAACGAAACATTTACATCTTTATTAGAACAAGATTTTTCTGTATCAATTATGACAACAGGTGCCGGTGGTTCTGGTGCAGTTGGTGATGTACTAAGTTTAACAGGTAATAACCACGAAGGCGATGCTATCTTTACACTAGGTGGTTCTCCTGTAGGTAAAACTTTAACACTAGACTTTGGTGCTAACTATGCAGGTCATAAAGTAAAAGTTCTTGCAACAATCAATAGAGCAGTTGCAGGTTCTAAAACAAAAACTTTAAACGCAAATTCAACAGTTGCAATTTCAACACAAACAACTATTGAAAGTGGCACAATCGGTTTAGGTAAGGCAGATGTTTATAGAGTAAACGCAGTTTATATGGCTGCTGATTTCTCAACAGCTGCGACAAGTAGTGATACAAATATTACAGACAGATTTAATGTTGATACAGGTCAAAGAGATAATTTCTATGATATTGGCCGTATTAAACTAAAAGATGGCGCATTAACACCGACAGGTAGATTATTAGTTGACTTTGATTATTTCTCACACGGTTCAGGAGATTATTTTGATGTTGACTCTTATTCAGGTGTTGTTGCATATGCAGATATTCCAACTTATCTTTCAGATACAACAGGTCAAAAATTTGAATTAAGAGATTGTTTAGACTTTAGACCAAGAGTTGATGACGCAAGTACAATTAATTCAGGAGGCCAAGACCGTTCTTATGATGGTACTGGTGCTTCTACAGTTGATGTGGTTAAATTTAACTCAGATGTTTCAACTGACTTTGAATATTATTTACCAAGAATTGATAAAGTATTCTTAGACAAAGACGGCAATTTTAGAGTTGTAAAAGGTGCTTCATCTCTTAACCCACAAGTTCCTAAAAATTTAGATAGTGCAATGCACCTATACACATTGCAGCTAGATAGTTATACTCTTTCAACTGAACATATCGAAATCGAAATTGTAGATAATAGAAGATATACAATGAGAGATATTGGTAAGTTAGAAAAGAGAATTGAAAATATCGAATACTACACACAATTAAATATGTTAGAACAAAATGCTCAGTCTTTACAAATACAAGACGCAGATGGTTTTGACAGATTTAAAAACGGATTTATTGTTGACAACTTTACAGGTCACGGCATTGGTGATGTTGGTAACTTAGATTACAAAGCTGCTATGGATATGGCAAAAGGTAATTTAAGACCTACATTTAAGGAAGATGCAGTACAACTAATTGAAAGAGATGATGACGGTACAGCAATTGTGGCCGCTGATAGAACAGCAGCTAACTACCAAAAAACTGGTGACTTAATTACTTTACCTTACACAGAATCTACTTTAGTTGACCAACCATTTGCAAGTAAATATATCAATGTTAACCCATTCAATGTATTCACTTGGGTAGGTACAATTGAATTAACACCTCCAGGTGATGAATGGAAAGAAACAGAAAGAGCTCCTGAATTAGTATTAAACAATCAAGGCGCTTTTGATACAATGATTGCAGGTAATCCAAACTTAAATAGTATTGAAATAGGTACTGTTTGGAACGAATGGCAAGATATGTGGACTGGTGCTCCTAGAGATATTGAAACTAGAGCAATTGGTGGACAAATTAGAGAAGGTACATTTGCTTTTGGTGTTCCAAGACGAGTTTTACAAAGACAAGAAATTACAACAGCACAACAAGTTCAACAAACAAGAACAGGTGTTAGAAATGTTTTAGTACCTCAAGTTGTTAGAAATTCAATTGGCGACAGAATTATCAATGTTGCATTTATTCCATTTATTAGAAGTAGAACAATTACTTTCAATGGTACAAGATTTAAACCAAACACAAGAGTATATGCTTTCTTTGACAATGTTGATGTAAATTCTTATGTTACACCAACAGGCGGTTCATTAGGCGGAAACATTGTAACAGATTCTAATGGTGCAGTATCAGGAACATTTGCAATTCCTGACCCTAATACAGATTCAAATCCAAGATGGCGTACTGGTACAAGAGTATTCAGATTAACAGCTTCTGCTACAGATGATAGAAGTTCAGATGTAGAAACAGCAGGTGAAGCTGATTACACAGCAAGAGGTTTATTAGAAACTCAACAAGAAACAATTTTATCTACAAGAGAACCAAGACTTGTTAGAGAGAATACTAATGAAAATAGACAAATCGCTAGAACATCTACAAGAGAAACAACAGCTCAAGTTGGTTGGTGGGATCCTCTTGCACAAACATTCTTAATTGATAATAGTGGTGGTGTTTTCTTAACTTCAGTAGATTTATATTTCCAATCTAAAGATGATAATATTCCAATTACAGTTCAAATTAGAGAAGTTGTAAACGGTTATCCATCAACTAAGATATTACCTTTTTCTGAAAAATCAATTAATCCAAGTGCAGTTAATGTAAGTGATGATTCATCTACAGCAACTACATTTACTTTTGATAGTCCAGTTTATATCCAAGAAAATACAGAATACGCTTTAGTTGTATTAGCTAACTCAGTTAGTTACAATGCTTGGGTGGCAAGAATGGGTGAAACACAAGTTAATTCAGATAGAACAATATCTGAACAACCATATGCTGGTGTTTTATTTAAATCTCAAAACGGTACAACTTGGACTGCTGACCAAAATGAAGATATTAAATTTAAACTAAAAAGAGCAGAATTCCAAAATGTTACAGGTACAGTTACATTAACAAATGATACTTTACCAAGTAGAACATTAAAAAATAATCCACTTAGAACAACAAATGCTTCAGGTGTAATTAGAGTTTTCCATCCAAACCATGGTATGCACGGCACATCAAACAATGTTACAATTTCTGGTGTGGCTTCAGGCACATATAATGGTATTGCACACTCAGATATTAACGGAACATATACAAGTATTTCAAATGTAACTTTAGATAGTTATGATATTACAACAACCGGTACAGCGACAGCTACAGGTGATGCAGGAGGAGCTACAGTTGTTGCAACACAAAATAGAGTTTATGATGTATTGAATCTAAACTTAGCAACAATGACTGTTCCTGAAACTACAATTGCTTATAAAGTTAGACCAACAACAGCACAATCAATTCACGGTTCTGAATCAGAATTTAGTTTAACAAGTGCTACAAATGCAGTATCAGTTGTAGGCAATGATAATATTTACTTCACAGCACCTCAAATGGTTGCTTCTGAAATTAATGAAACAAATGAAATAAGTGGAAACAAATCTTTGTTTGTTACATTAGAATTATCTACAGCTAACACTAGACTTTCACCTGTTTTAGATACTCAAAGAATGAGTGCAATTACTGTACAAAACAGACTAAATAATCCTAGTAACAGTAACACACCTAATTTTGTTGATGATACACAACCA